ACCATTTTATTTTTATTCATATTATTACAAATTTCAGGAGGAAAAGAAATGATGGCAATGTTATGGGCACAGCAGATCATGTTAGGAAAGAAAACTTATTCACAGGTACCGAGACTTTTAAAGGACAAGGTAAAAGAGATCCTGATTGATTCCGGAACAGAAGAACTTGTAACAGAGGAGCAGTAGTATGGACAATATGCGTATCTGTAAAATTAGATTCCAGATACGCATATAAGGGAACTATCGGACAGGCACTATCTAAAATTGAAGCAATAAGCAATAATTAGGAGGAATCAACATATGAAAAGAAAAAGAAGAAAATTAGCAGCTATCATCTGCGCACTTACACTGGCACTTTCCAGTGCTGTACCGGTATATGCTTGTACGCCACCGCTCAAAACACCGTCCGTAGAGATTCCAGACATCAATTTTCAGCCTGATGGTGCTTTAAAAGATGCTATTAGTAATGCAGCGAAAAACTGGATTTCGAAATGCATCCTCGGTACTCCGACAGTGGAGTATGCATCGTATTACAAAAGTACATCGAGGTATTTTAACTACAGCTACGTGGCGGTCAAATGGTCAGAGGTCGAAAACGCAACATCTTATAAAGTGCGTATCACAAAAACTGACGGAACATGGGAAGAATACGATACGACTTATACAGCATTTTACTCTACCAATTACACAGATGTTTTTGTGGCGAACGGGATGGACGGAGCAACCGTTAAAGTGAAAGCATATGGAGATGAGGATAAGTTTAGTTTGTGGTCAGAAGAATATACAATTACAAACAATGGTTCATTTTATTAAAAGGGGTGTGAAGAATAATGGCAAATATACAGTCATATCTTGATCAGATTGCCAATGCTGTATACGGTGAAGAAATCAGATCATCAATTATCAATAGTTTGCAGAAAGTCAATGATGATAATGATTCTTATGCTGATCTGAAAAAGGAAGTAATTGCTGCAAGAGATGACATCAATGATCAGGTAGATCAGTTTGATAAGAAGATGGAAGTTGCATCTGAAATATCAAAGAAACTTGAAGAGGATACAGCATCAGGAAATCAGACTCATTCAGATCTGACAAATTCAATTACCACAGCACAGAGTGAGAGAAGCAAGTTAGAATCTGCTTATGAGAATGTGGGAAAGGTTGTAGAATCGGCAAATGAGAAAAAGGATGCTCTTGACGTATCTTTATCCTCAGCTAATACAGCGAAGAAAAATCTTGATGGCTCTGTGACTACAGCAACCACAACAGAGAAGAGTCTTGATGAAACCATTCAGACAAGTGAACAGAGGAAGAAAAATCTTGATTCTTCTATAACATCCGCTAATAAGATTTTTTCTAACCTTAATGATGCAATCACAAGTGCTAATAATGCAAAAAGTAATCTGACTCAGGTAACTGATTCCGCAGATAGTGCTAAGACTGCTCTGAGTGAAGTTATAGACAGTGCAACAGCTACTAAGTCAATCATGGATGCATCGGTAAAATCTGCAACCACAGCTAATACAAACCTCAGTGAGAGTATTAAAAATGCGACTACAGCAAAAAATACGCTGCAAGGGGTAATAGATTCAGCGAGTGAAATTAAAGGACAGTTGGATAGTTCCAATACTACAGCAGTAACATCAAAGAAAAATCTTGATTCTGCAATTTCTGATGCAAGTACAGCAAAAAGTCAGCTTCAGGAAGTAATTAACAGTGCCGATTCAATAAAAAAGGCATTATCTGATGTAATTTTGACAGCAAATACAGCAAAGTCAAATCTTGACACATCTGTAAATACAGCTAATGGTGTATTACAGTCACTAAGTGCAGAAAACGCAAGTGCTGCAAGTAATATTGATGAATTGAAAAGTGAAAACTTCAACAGTCAAGAAATTCTTTCAGGTGTGGCAGATATTCGTGCCTATTTGGGTATCACTGCTGATGATATTGTTGGTATTCAGGTCGATTACAAAAATAAAACATTCAAAAGACTTGCCGGAGCAGCCAACCTTACAAAAGGTTCTGATTTTGACAAGTTCACAATGTTTGGCGGTCGTAAACGCTGTAATGTGGCTGACGATGGTTCTATAGTAGCATGGTATGGTGACGCAGATTACAAAGAAGATGGTTCAATGGGTCAGGTCATGGTGTATCAGCCAAAGTTCTATTACTTAGTGTGTCCGGTAGAGTATGACCCTATTGATACAGGCATTGGTTACCACTTAAGAAAGGCAAACTATTATGTGTCAGAAAAGCCACGTGCAGGTTTCAGACTTCACCCTGCATTCTATGATGCAGCAGGAAATGAACTGGAATTTATTCTTGATTCAGCGTTTGAAGGTAGTATTTATGATGCATCAGCAAGTGCATATTTGTTAAATGATGAACAGGTGATGACAGTTGGTGAAGATAAGTTTTCATCAATTGCAGGTACTAAGCCTGCATCCGGTCTTACACAGAATCTTACAAGACCAAATATTGAAATCATGGCACAGAATAGGGGTGCGAACTGGCACGGTGATTTCATAAAACCAACTTCTGCAAGACAATTGTTAATGATCATCGAAGGTGGAATAATGAACACACAGACAGCATATGGTCAGGGTGTTGTGAGTATTCCTGACAACGGTTCATATAACTGTTCTTCAATTACTGGAAGTACATCAGAAATTGGTAATACTTCCGGTAGAGCATCAAAAACAATAAATACAAAAGGTGATGCAAGCACGACAGAAACAGTAGATGGAAAAACCGCAGTATCTTGGAGAGGTACAGAAAACCCTTGGGGTAACATTTGGAAATTTGTTTATGGTATCAATTTTTATTGTACTGTAGATAAACCATTTGAAGGATATGTTTGTACTGATCTGAACTTTGCAGAATCAAAGAACAGTGGAAATTATGAAAATATTGGTTTCACGCTTCCATCAGCAAACGGTTACATTTCAGCAATAGGATATTCCACAAAGTATGATTGGTTATTCTTACCATCAGAGGTAACCGGGAACAGCTCACTCCCTGTCGGTGATTATTACTATCAGAATAATACTTGGAATGGTTACCGTATTGCTCAGTTGGGCGGTTGTTGGAGTAATTGGGCTAATGCGGGCGGTTTCTATTGGGCTCTGAATAGCGGTGTTGGTTATCGTGGTCGGAATGTCGGGGGTCGCTTGGTATATATTCCAACACGTGATTCTGCTACTTATACCGCTGCAATCGAAGCATGGAAGCAGAAAATGGCAGCTTAAAATGTAACTTAAAAATCAAATATAAGGTTGAAAGAATCTCTGATATTGTTTGTTATTACCTGTAATGAACACCATGAAAAACAAATATATTGCTCAATTAGGCAGTAATTGGAATAATTGGGATAATGCAGGCAGTTTCTATTGGAATCTGAATAACAGTGTTGGTAATCGTAATCGGAATATCAGGGGTCACTTAATAATTGCAAAATATAGCCGGATGGAAACATCCGGCTATTTCTATAAATTGTGTGTATTCTTTCAACCGTGCCACTTGGCAAAACATATAAATAAGCGGTGCAAGACAACCCTTTAAGGGAATACCGCTTTACTTATCACAAAATAAGGAAAGGTCAACCGTATTTACCGGGCAGTAATGCCGACTGAAATTCGGATAATGCAAATACCAAGGAATGAAACGCTATGATCACTTATATGAAAAGATTTATGACCTTGAAAATTTAAGAAAAGCACACCAACACGCAAAGAAAGGAAAAGGTTGGTACAGAGAGGTTCAGGAGATTGACAAAGATCCTGACAAGTACCTGAAACAGATTCAGGAAATGCTTATCAACCACACTTACAAAACATCTGACTATGAGGTGTTTTATAAACAGGACGGTAAGAAGTTAAGGAAAATTTACAAACTGCCTTATTTCCCTGACAGAATTTGTCAGTGGGCTATCTTACAGGTTATTGAACCTTGTATCATCAATAACTTAACTGCTGACACCTATTCAGCAATACCAAACAGAGGTATACACAAGGGTCTGACAAAATTACAATCTGCAATGTGGAATGACCCGGAAGAATGCAGATATTGCTTAAAATTGGACGCAAGACACTATTATCAGTCAATCAACCACGATCTTCTGAAAGAGAAGTATTCAAGAATGTTCAATGATAATGAACTATTGTGGTTGTTAAATGAAATCATTGACAGTATTGAAACAGCAGAGATTGAGGACTTAACAGCAATCTATCTGTTGGAAGAAGATATTGACCCTGAAACTGGTATACCGATAGGCAACTACTTGTCACAGTATTCAGGTAACTATTATTTTTCAAGTTTTGATCACTGGATAAAAGAACAGAAGCACGTTAAATACTACTTCCGTTATATGGATGATATGGTTATCTTTGGCAAGACAAAAGAAGAACTGTTTGCCTTGAAGAAAGAGATTGATATTTATTTCAGGAATGAATTGAAATTGAACATAAAAGAAAACTGGCAGGTGTTCCCATCGTATGTAAGAGGTGTTGACTTCTTAGGTTACAGAACATTTTACAAGTATACATTACTTAGAAAAAGCACCTGTTTGGAAATGGAAAAGAAAATGACCGCTATCAGGAACAAAGTGGAAGCCGGGAACATGATGAACTATTCAGAGTGGTGTTCAATCAATTCTTACAAAGGTTGGTTGAAATATGCTGACACCTTCCGGCTATATCAAAAGTATGTTGTACCGCTGTTACCTTATGCGGATGATTATTATATACGCAACATAAAACCAAACACAAAGAAAGGATTGAATGTAGCATGATTGATTATGGAAAACAGAAAAGCACCGTCAGACCGGAAGAACTGGAACTGACGGAAACAAAAGTATTTGTCAGTTCCAATATCACGGAAGTGAATGAAGATGAAACTGACGGACAGCCGGGATTTACTGGATATGAATTTGACCTTATCGAGTATGACAAGGACGAATACATTAAAATTCAGGCAGAGAAGAATGCTGATCTTGAAAATGAAATTACACAGGCGCAGATTGCTATGTGTGAAATCTATGAAATGATGGGATAAGAAAGAAGGTGTGAAGTATGGCAAAGATTTATGCATCACTAATCATTAAAGGTGTTAAAACACTGGACGATGTACCGGACAGACTGAAAGAAGCTGTCAAGGCTATTTTAGAGGGTGATAACTGATGATACGTCAGTTGATCATAAAAATTATATTCAGAAAGGATGTGCAGACTATGGCAATTATCTATGCAACCCTGATCATTAAGGGTAAGAAAACATTTGCTGATGTTCCTGATCGTATCAAGGACAAAGTAAAGGAAGTTTTGGTTGATCTTGATTGTCCTGAATTAGCAGAATAATCAACAGACAAGGAAATTATCACATACACGAAAACAACCGCCATATGACGATTATATAACGTCAGAAGCGGTTGTTTTTGCGTACAGAAAGGACAACAGACCATTGGAACAATTTATTTATTCAACGTATACGATTGTTTTACCAATCATTGTCACTGCCCTTATGGGATATGTGGTTTGGTTGCTGAAAAATCAAAAGAAAGACAGGGATGCAAACAGTAAAGGTACAATGCTTTTACTTAGGGTTCAGCTTATCGAATATCACGATAAGTATATGAGACTTGGCTCAATCCCATCGTATGCTTACGAGAATTTCTGTGAAATGTATAATGCGTATCACAAACTCGGTGGCAATGGAATGATTACAAAGATGATGCACGAAATTGAAGAATTGCACCTAAGAGGAAAAGGAGAATAGAATCATGGAACAGATTATGAATTATGTAAAACCAGAGCTTGTTGTCGTGGCAGTTGTCCTGTATTTTATCGGAATCGGACTAAAAAAATCTGAAACCGTAGCGGACAAATACATTCCGGCAATCCTTGGAGTTGTTGGAGTTGTAATTTGCGGAATCTATGTTGTTGCAACTTGCGACCTTAAAGGTACACAAAATATCGCAATGGCAATTTTCACAGCAATTGTTCAGGGCATTCTGGTTGCGGGACTTAGCAATTATGTAAACCAGGTGTTTAAACAGTTAAATAAAGCTGAGTAGATAGCGTAAAGACGGAAAGGAGAGATACGATACTATGGCACATTTATTTATTATCGCTGGTCATGGCGCCGGTGATTGCGGAGCAGTAGGATACGGATATACGGAGGCAGAGCGTGTACGTGCGCTCGCTTCCAGATTATCAGCATTAGGCGGTGGAAATGTCACGGTCGCTGATATGAACCGGAACTGGTACGCAGACAATGGAATCATGAGCCTTAATATTCCGAAAGATTGGCAGATATTAGAGTTGCACATGGACAGCGCAGGAGCTTCGGCAAAGGGCGGTCATGTTATTATCAATTCCGCTTACAGCGCAGACCAGTATGACACGGCACTGGCAAGCTTTATCGGCTCGTTCTTCCCGGGGCGTGCAAAAAATATCGTTCCGAGAAGTGACCTCGCCAACCCGAACAGGGCTGCCGCAAGAGGATATAGCTATCGACTTCTGGAAAACGGCTTCATTACCAATTCTGGCGATCTGAATAAATTCAACAGTCAGATGGATGATCTGGCAAGAGGTATCCTTAATGCATTCGGCATCGCTACGGCATCTCCGGCAAAAGAGGATTCTGACGGCAAGGTAACATCTGGTGGAACATCTCAGGACTCCGTACAGCATTACGGTAAGGTATCTTACCAGTCACATATCCGTGACATCGGCTGGGCGTGCTGGCAGTCTGATGGTCGTATGTCAGGAACGACAGGACAGAACCGGAGAATCGAAGCGTTCCGTCTTGTTCCTGTCGGAGAAACAGACGTGGTAGTGCATATCAAGGATGTAGGCGACAAAGAGTTTAAAAACATTAACAAAGACACAATCCTTGGCACTACAGGACAGAACAAACGTATCGAAGCAATCAAGATTACCGGTAAAGAAACAAACTATGCTTACAGAGTACACCAGAAAAATATCGGTTGGAGTGCATGGACATTTAACGGTAATTGGTGTGGGGTAAAAGGAGAGAAACTACAGATTGAAGCAATCGAGATAACAAAAGCGAAATTCCTTGTAGCTCCATATGTACAAAATAAAGGTTGGCTACAAGATTCTGTATGTAACAATGCTGTCGGAATAACAGGACATAATTTACGTTTAGAAGCATTTAAAATCAATCCTTTAGGCATGGATATTGGTGTTAAAGCACATATACAGGATAAAGGTTGGGTTGATTATGGAACAATAAACAAAGATACTGTTATCGGCACAACAAATGAGAGCAAACGTATAGAATGCTTATGTTTTAAAGGTGACTTTGAATATAGAGTACATATTCAAAACAGTGGCTGGACTAATTGGACAAAAGCTGATGGAGTAGCAACACTCGGAACTGTAGGACAGGCATTAAGAATTGAAGCTATTCAGTTTAGATAAACGGATAGTTGAGAAGCTATTGCAAAAGAAGTCATTCGGGGTGACTGGGGGAATGGTCAGGAACGAACTGACCGCCTGAAGGCTGTGGGTTACAGTCCTACAGCTGTACAGAAAAGGGTCAACGAATTAGTATAACAGATGGTTCAGTGGTGGCATTGCCACCGACTTGCCACCATTGCAGACATACAACACAAGAATGTGCAAGGCGGTAAAGTCTGAACTATTAAAAAATACTTGATTTTATAGGCTATTTGAGAATGTACAAAGCTGTACAAGGATTTAAAAACAGAACACTTAACAAAGTGTGCATGTTGAGACAGTCTGTTTATTATCACGTAAATAAGCGGTTTTACAGGCTTTTATAAGTGGAGTTCAGTCTATTTGCCACCCATTTGCCACCGTAATTTTTAAAATTATCACTGAACAAAGAAAAGGGAGTGAACACGCTGAACAATTATCGGATTCACTCCCAATATTTTTATTTATGACGTTTTTGCTTGTGTGATTTTTTCAAAGAGATCAACAGAACGTTCAGCCATCTTTTCAGTATCATGCACGTAGGTCTGCAATGTGGTTTCTATGTTGGTGTGTCCTAATCGTGTCTGAACATTCTTAACATCAGCACCGGATTCAATCAACAGTGTTGCGTGTGTATGCCTTAAGCTGTGATAATCAAAAGCAAGATGCATTTCATGGTGTATAACCCTACTGCAATACTTAAATGAATCAGTGGAAGTATACTGACCGTTTTCATCAATACACACCAACCTGATACGCTGTAGTGGACTTTCAACACATTTTTGAATTGGTACAACCCTGATCATGTCATTACCCTTTTCATCAGTTTCAATCTTTTTAACATGAATCGTGTAATATTCACCATACTTCATTTCATTCCTAAGCTGTTCAGCTTTTTCCTGTTTCAATGCCTGATATAGTGTTTCACCAAAAGGGACTTCACGAATGGAAGTAAAGGTTTTTGGTGTAGTAAAGTACCAAGATGAACGCTGTTCTTTCTTACCTTTCTTTTCAACAACCTTTCTTACATCTGCACCAAAGTTACGTTTTACAATCTGCTTATTTACAGATATTTTTCTTTTATCAAAATCAATATCATCCCAAGTAAGACCAAAGGTTTCTGATATTCGTAAGCCTGTATAAAATCCAATCATTAAAGGTATATAGTACCGGGTGTTTTGAAATCTGTCACGAATTTTACACCATTCATCTAATGTCAGTACAATTCGTTCACGTGGTTTTCTTTCAACCTTTGGAAATTTCACATATTGCATGGGGTTAGACTGTAAATAGTGCATTGGTTCAACTGCATAATTCAGTGCAGCACTGAATACAGACAAAATACCAACTAAATGACTTTTTGAATTACCGTTCATTTTAAGTTCAACTGCATATTCCTGTAATACTGCCGGAGTGATTGCTTTTAATCTATACATACCAAATTTTGGAATTAGATGCCCTTGAATGATTCTTAAATACCCTACTTGGGTGTTATATTTAAGGTTGGTCTTACAGTACAGATCAAACCACTGATTCAGGTAATCAGCAACCGTTATTTCTGTCGGTTCAAATACAGTTCCGGCATTATTGTATTCATTCATAGCAGCAGTCAATGCCTGTTCAGCTTCTTTCTTGGTTCTGAATCCACCCTTTTCTTTTTTCTTTCTTTTACCGTCAATTTTTCCAAGGTCAAAATAATATGACCATGTTGTACCTCTTTTTCTTACTCCACCTTGCATAAATAGCACTTCCTTTCATTGAAACCATAAGGAATGAATGCTATAATGGTTTTTGCATAGTCCAAATCATTTCATTCCTTTGGTTTGGTTTTGCTGACCCTGACCGCTGCAACGGTTGGGGTCGTTTTTTTACTGGTTACACTTGGTTACGCTTTAGTTACGGTTGAGGTTACAGTTATATTACCTTGATTTACAAGGTGGTTACACTTGTCTACGGTTCATCACAAGTTCTTTATATAACGCTTATATAAATAAAAAAAATAAAGTATAAAAAGTAAAATATATAAGATATAGATTTTAAGTGTAACCGTAACCAACCGTAACCGCAAAAACTACAATTGAACTGTTATTTTATACGATCTACCTGACTTTTCTCTGTTGATTTTCCCGGTTTCACCCCATTCATACAAAAGTGACTGAATTTCAAGTTTTGCAATAGGGTTAAAATGTTTATATACATCCGATTGTAGAATACCGTTGTTATCGTTAAGAAAATCCATCAAATCACTTGGAAGTGTAGAAAGTAACTTTTGTTTGAGTTCATACTCTTTTTGCATTTCAACCCACTTTGTTGATAAATCTTCTAATTCTTCTTTACGTATGTTGAAATATTCATCCTTTATTAGTATCGTATTACACCAACATTCAAAATTTTTACCTTTAGATGAACACAGCCTTTTTACATCTTCCATATAACGAACAAATGACTTTAAAGCAGAGTACAATTCTTTTGGTGACTTATTTCTTGCATCAATCCAGATGTCCATAAAGTATGAAAATTCTTTTTCTATCGGTTCTATAAATTCTTTATTGTGTGTAACCCAACCGAAAGGAAGATCAGTATCATCCTCTGTGGTATCAGATTCAGGTGTGTCTCCTACCTCTTCCCATTCAATCTGTAGCGATGATGGTTGGTGTTCTGGTTTTTTCTTAGGTTTGTCTTTTTTGAATAAATTTAAAAATCCCATTTCAAAAACCTCTCTTATAATTTTCTTGATATCCGGGAACAATAACCCTATGAAGATATTATTGTCCAAAATCATATACGAAAGAAATTTGTCTGTTCGGCAGCTATCCATCATGTCCGGTGTTCCAAAATCCACAATCCATGAAGACATGAATGAGGATTCAAATCCGAAAATCAAGACACTGGAACAACTCGCCTATGGTCTGAATTGTCGGATAACAGACTTGTTTGAGTCAAATGTAAAATAAATGTCCGGCTAACCGGACGATTATCCTCTGACTGACCTTTTCACACATTAAAGCGTTATAATAAATATAACAAAAAAAACGCACAGAAACAGAACAAACGTTCGAGAAAATATTGATTTCCTGTGAATACTGATGTATCATATATTCAGGGTGAAGCGAACGGGTGTTCCGTTTCGGAAGGAGGTCTACATATGGATTACAAAAAACTTATAATTGATATGCTGAACGAAGTAAGTGAAACACAGTTAAGACATGTGTATTACTTCATCAGAGGGATGTTAGGACTGAAATAAATCAGTCCTTTTTTGTCTGTATGGAATCAAGAAAATCTTCCAATACTTTCCATCCGTTATCGTCCAGAGCTGCAAGTCCTGAAATTAACCTTTTTTTAAAAGAATCATCTTCCTCACCCATCACCTGACCGACAAACTGTGCAATCTCATCATCGTAAGACATTTCTACGAACATTTCACCCTCACCGGTTCTCAGCCAGTTTTCATTGACATTAAATTCCCTACATATTGATACGATAATTGCATCAATCGGTGTATTTCTGCCTGTTTCGTAATTTGCTAAAGAGTTTCGTTTTATTCCAATCCTGTCTGCAAATTCCTGTTGAGTCATATCTAATTCTTTTCTTAATTTCTTAAGACGTTCGTTCATTTTCTCACCTCTCTTTCTGTTACTAATTATACCGCATTCTTATAAGAAATACAATAGAAAAATGTGCTAACAGCAACAAAAAGTGCTAAAAACAACAAAAATATTGTTGACAAATGTCTGTATAGCACATATAATAGTCTCATAAGCAACAGAGCAAGCAGGAAAAACCGGGTGAAGCGATAGGGCTACACACAAGTAACATGGTAGTTATGCTGACAAATGTATCAGACAGAGTGTGTGAAGAATAAACATGACCCGGCAAAACAGTTGAAGAAAGTAGGAACTGTAGGACAAGAAAGCAAAGTGAGCTGTACTAATTGAAGAAAACAGTTTAGCACTAGCCAATAGTGACTTTACTCCTTAACCAAGAAGCAGTTAAACGGAAGAATCAACGAGCGAGAGGACACAGTACTTTGTTGTTTATGTAACCAGCTTCCGGTCACTCAGACCATCCATTGCCTGACCGGAAGTATAAAAAAGAGAATGAAATGATAATTGGAAAAACCAAAGGAATGAAATTTATATAAGTGAGGTGTGCGGAATGAAGAAGTATTTGATTATTTTCACAGAACGGTTTCCTGAATGTTATGAAGGAACAAGACAATATTGCAAGACTGTTGACACTAAAGCAGAGGTCAAAGAAGAAATCAGAAAGTTGGAAGAATCACCGTTTACAGTTTCTTTTACAGTGTATCAAATTGGAGAATATGGACTGATGACGGTTGTTGAATAAGCCGAAACGGTCAGCAATGACCGTCTGCCGGGAATGACCACCCGGTACTGATGATGGCAGGTCAGAAAGGATGGTGAAAAGAATGGAGAGGAATGATTATCTTGTGGAACTACTTGGGAAAAAGGAAGCCGCAAGACTGAAAGAAGCCTTGAGAAGTGGAAAAACAATCGTTGTCAAAGGAGAACAGAAATCAGGAAAAACAACATTGACAAAAGTGTTGAACAACGCTGGATATCATGCAGTAGAGGACTTTGCAGTACATGAAGTCATTTTAAAAGAACCCATTAAAAACATGATACCCAACATGTCAGGGACTATTTCCTAAAGGCTGGTGACCGGCTGGAAATATTGAAAATCCAATTAATATCGTTTGGATTTCTCACTTTAAAACCGTGTTCAACCATGACTTCTTTGAAATCGTCATTGGTGACATAGAAACCACATTCATCTGCTTCAAAGATATGTTTCAAACCGTAGGAAGTTTTTCTATCGTTGAAGGATTTAATGGGAATCAGGTTAAAAGTAATCCAGTCATACAAAATGTCATGTTCTCTTTTGGTTAGTTCCATAACAACACCCCCTCTCTAACAGAGAGTATATCACAACAATGAAAGGAAGTGGAATATATGTCAGAAGAACAGAAGAAGATCATCAAAGACCTTGCAGATAAGTTACCATCCATGACAGAGCGTGAACGTGGTTATCTGGAAGGAACGATTGCAACAGCAGCCGCAATGAGTAAGAAAGATAAAGAAGGTGAAAAGAATGAATGTGTTGATCCCCATTAACTACGATGGCGAACAGCCAACCGTGTCAGCCAGAGCCTTACATACCGGTTTGGAAATCAGTAGAAGATTTTCAGTATGGTTTGAGACAAACTCACAAGGATTCGTGGAAAATGAAGATTATACAAGTGTACTTTCGGGTACGGTTGTAAATAACGGTGCTCACAGAGAAATTCAGGACTATTCCTTATCGGTTGATATGGCGAAGCACATCTGTTTGATGAGTCGAACCGAAAAGGGTAAACAGATCCGTCAGTATTTCATTGATCTTGAGAAAGCATGGAACACACCGGAACAGATTTTTGCAAGAGCATTGAAGATGGCTGATAGAGAAATCGAAAAGTTGAAATCCAACAATGCATCCTTGATTGAAGATGTTCAGAGGATGAAACCTAAGGAAATCTTTGCAGATGCAGTTTCAGCAAGCAATACTTCTATCTTGATTGGAGAACTTGCAAAACTGTTGAAGCAGAACGGTATTGAAACCGGACAGCGTAGATTATTCACTTGGATGCGTGACAACGGATATTTAATCAAAAGCGGTTCAAGTAAGAATATGCCAACGCAAAAATCTATGGAACTCGGTCTATTAGAAATCAAAGAAGGCTCTTATATCAATGGTGCAGGTGTAAATGTTACTACTAAAACACCAAAAGTTACCGGAAAGGGACAGCAGTATTTTATCAATAAGTTCCTTGCAGCATAAAAATAAACCCCATAAGAACTGGTACTTCTTACAGGGTATAGCAAATAACTCAGCTACATAGTAGCAGAAAGTGAGAAAAAATACAATGAAAAAGATTTTAGAGGCTTGCATTGAGCAGATCTTACAGTTTGACAGTGAAATGGAATGGATTGCATTTCATCACAATCTGAAGACTGGAAGAAAGGCTTATGAGGTTTTAAGTGAGGAAAAGCAGATAGACGGTTCAGTCATCGTTCATATTAAAAAACAGTATAACAATAATAAATTTCCGGAGAGGAGTGTTTCTTGATGACATTCAGCGAGAAATTGAAACAGGCTATGCAAGAATTACACCTGAATCAGCGTCAGGTGTGCGGTATGACTGGAAAAAGTAAAGGTTCTGTCAGTCAGTACCTTTCAGGTAAACAGATACCGTCAGATGATGTTCAGAGTGCTATTGCAGTAGCACTTGGACTTGAATCAGATTACTTTTCAAAATCTGATGAACAGGTGGTTGTACTTCCAACTGATGAATTAAGAAATGGGGTAATCCCCCGGTTAGATGTGGAAAAGGCTGCAAAGCTGTTACAGATGAATCACAACACAGTTCGCAAGGGTTTACAGCAAGGGGTTTTCCCTTGGGGTTACGGTATTCATACATCTGACAACAGATGGGTGTACTTCATCAACGCAAAACGTTTTGCAGAGATCGAAAGGGTGGTTGTTGATGACTAAAGAACAAAAACTTCAAGCGTATGCAATGCGTCTTGATGGGTGTACTTATCAAGAAATTGCAAATAAATTTGGTGTCACTAGACAGTGTATTCAACAAAATATTGGTACAGTTGGTGTCACGAGGGATAACAGACGTCAGGTATTGCGGTTGTCAGAAAATTGCATTTATACCGGATTGGCAAAATTCATAAAAGAAAATGAGATTAGTTCTACAGTACTCGCTGATGTTATTGGAGTTTGTAGACTAGCTGCTTATCAGAGAATTGTTGGAGAAAGAAATTTTAACATATCGGATATATACAAAATTCTTAATTATACAGGTATGACGTTTGAAGAATGTTTTGAATTAAAAGAAAGTGAGGTTTAATAACATGAAAAAATTTGAATTTACAGGAGAAACCAAGACAATAAGTTTACTTTTTAGAACGGCTACACTTCACAGAATCAGAGCGGTAGCAGAATTTGGTCTTGTCAAAATCGGTGATCTTGGCGGCTGGATTGAGAAAGAAGAAAATCTTTCCCATGAAGGAAAGGCTTGGGTTTGCGGTGATGCCAAGGTTTGCGGTGATGCCGAGGTTTGGGGCAATGCCAAGGTTTGGGGCAATGCCGAGGTTTGGGGCAATGCCAAGGTTTGCGGTGATGCCGAGGTTTGGGGCAATGCCAAGGTTTGGGGCAATGCCAAGGTTTGGGGCAATGCCAAGGTTTGGGGCAATGCCAAGGTTTGCGGTGATGCCGAGGTTTGGGGCAATGCCAAGGTTTGCGGTGATGCCGAGGTCTTTTCTGCAAGTCATGTGTTAGTGATCGGTGCTATTGGTAGCCGGGACGATTTCACAACATTCTTTAGAGATAAAGACAATGAGATCACCGTCAAATGCGGTTGTTTCCTCGGAAAGATTGATGAGTTCTTGAAAAAGGTTGCAAAAACACACAAAGATTCAAAATATGCATTTGTGTACAGAGCCGCCGTTGAAGTCGCAAAATTACAAATTGATCTCAGTCTGGAGAAACCTTTAGAAGTGGGTGATAAGGTCAAAATTATTTCACCAGAAGAAAATGATCCGGAAAAGAACTGGAACACGGAAATGAGTCAGTATCTCGGTACTATTATGACAATCAAGAAGGTTTGCAGAGGCGGCTACTACATGGAAGAAGATAATGAGAAATGGTACTGGAACAATTACCGGATTGCAGGAAAGGTCGAATAATGAGTGATCTTCACTTTATGCCCCATCAGGAAGAGGTGCTGAACTTGACTGATGATAAAAACAGGTGCGCCTACTATCTGGATATGGGGCTTGGTAAAACATTTGTCGGTGCTGAAAAAATGTATCTCCTGAATAACAATGTGAACCTGATCGTATGCCAGAAGTCAAAGATTGAGGACTGGGTTGACCATATTAGAACATTTTATCCGGAATATTGGGTGATGGACCTGACCAATAAAAACGATAGTTCGGTATTCCGGAAGATCATGGAAAGCAAGGGAATTTATGAATTTACGAGTCAGATTGTCGGTGTGATCAACTATGATTTGATATTCAGGCGTTCATATATTGCCCATATAACAGATTTTACATTGATGCTTGACGAGAGTTCGCTGATCTGTAACGAGAACGCAAAACGGTCAAAATTCATTCTGAAACTGCATCCGGAAAGCGTGATCCTGTTATCCGGCACACCAACAGCCGGGAAGTATGAAAGACTATGGTCACAGCTCCGTCTACTCGGTTGGGATATTACAAAAAAAGCTTTTTATGCTTCCTATGTTCAGACTGAGTGGGTGGAACAGGGTGATTTTAAACGGGAAGTGATTACAGGATATAAGCACGTTGAACACCTGAAGAAAAGACTGGCACAATTCGGTGCAGTGTTTATGAAAACGGAAGAAGTGCTTGAACTTCCTGAACAGACCGAACAAAAGATTTTCCTGAATGTTACCAATGAATATAAGTTTTTTATCAAGCATGACTATCTGGAACTGGATACCAAAAATTTAGTCAGATTTAAAGATGATTCGGACTATTACGGTGAAGATGTAACGCCAAGGGTTGAGCTGATCGGTGATAACAGCCTGACGAAAACACTGTATTGCAGACAGTTGTGCGGACAGTGGCATAAAAGTAAGCAGGACGCTTTCCGGGATTTGCTGGAATCTACGGAAGACCGAGTTATTGTGTTCTACAACTTTAATGAAGAATTAAGCAGACTGACCAAAATCTGTGATGCACTGGAAAGACCATATTGTGCAGTAAACGGTCAGTGCCGAGACCTTAGAGCGTATGAAAAATACGACAATTCAGTAACGTTTGTGCAGTACCAGGCTGGTGCAATGGGGTTGAATTTACAGAGAGCAAACAAAATCATATATTTCACGCTGCCACTCGGAAAGGGATCTTGTGACTTGTGGGAACAGTCAAAGAAACGTATACACCGTATAGGTCAGAGTAGACCATGTTTCTACTATTACCTACTGGTAAAGGGAAGTTTTGAAGAAAGGAATCTTGCAGCATTACGGGAAGGGAAGGAATTAACCGATGACTTATTTGAAAAATAAAGTGCTTTTAGGTATGGCAAAGCTGAATATTTTATCATTTCTGATTTCAGCGTGCTTTGTAGATGGACAATCATGGATCCCCTTTTATATCTGTTGCGTAAATACAACCTGGCTGACATTATTCGGTTATGCAAACAATTGGTTTGAAAGTGGTGATGAATTATGACGTGTGGTGATTGTGTAGAAAAGAACCGGTGTATGGAGCGATCACGGGATTACTGTTGTACATCATTTAAAAAGAAGAAGGTGAGTGAATGGCAGCAGAAAAAAACTTTGAAAACAAAGTAAAAAGATACCTGGATGATTATGGTTGCTGGTGGCTAAAATACTGGGGTGGTGCAGCTTACACAAAAAGCGGTATTCCTGACATACTGTGTTGTTCTGATGGTATGTTCCTCGGTATAGAGGTAAAAGCTCCAAACGGTAAGCCGAGCCTATTACAGTTGTATAATCTGCAAGAAATAAGGGCGTCCGGCGGTTATGGGATTTTACTATATCCAAAGGATTTTGAAAAGTTCAGAGAGTTCAATGAACACAAAGAACAGGATAATGCTTGGTATCTCGAAAATATAAAATACCAGTCAGACTGGAAAAAGAAGTTAGAAAAGGAGAGTTAAAATGGCAAGAACAGAACAGATTAAATATTTCCGTAAAGTGATGCTTTCCACGGAAAGAGAGGGAATGGAAGATCTACTGGGTTTCATGCAGGAGCTTGGATTTTATGACGCTCCGGCGTCTGGTGGGAATCATTGCTGCAAAGACGGCGGCCTTCTGGAGCATACAGTAAATGTTATGCAGTATGCAGAAAAAATCGGTGTGACATTACTCGGAGGTGAGGCATACAACAAAATTCATGATAGTGTGATCATTGCGGCCGGATTGCATGATCTCGGTAAATGCGGTAGATATGGAAGTCCGTATTATGTGGAGAACATGATCCAGGACGGAAGACCAACCAAAAAAAATCCGGAACAGAAGTATAAGAGATCTGAAGCAAAACCTTTTAAAGTCAGCCCGGATTTATGCCACATTGACCACCCGCTCAGATCAGTAGAGCTGGCAGCACGTTACATAGATCTTACTGAGGAAGAGGAACATGCTATTTTCTACCATGACGGGGCATATGGCAGTCTGGCATATGATCTGAAAGGTCATGAAGAACCGCTACAGATTATTGTACACTTTGCAGATTTCTGGGCGGCTCAGTTCCTTGAACCAGGAAAACTCGACAGATTCAATGAAACAGGTGTACCGGAAGAATCAGGTACTGTGAAAGAAGGTGATGAATAATGCAGTATCAGGTATACAAAGAAGATACCGGAGAAATGGTTGCATGGATTGATCCAGAGAGCATAGTGCAGATTGTCAAAAATGGGTATGCAATCAAATGTGGTGAAAATTTAAAAGCTAATGAAAGTGAGGATGAAGAAAATGAGTAGTGCAAAGAAACACAAACAGAGAAGTCACAGAAGTTACAGAAACAATGTCACAATCGCTGAACATTTTCATAACAGACAGATCCTGAAGGTGTCACAGCAGAATGTGATGAAAGAAAAGGGTAATCTTTTCACGAAGTTAATGGGATTATTTAAGAAAGGGGAAAAATAATCATGGCACAGAAAGTTTTAATTATGGGTGAATCAGGTACAGGTAAAAGTACAAGCCTTAGAAATTGTGACCCGGCAACAACAGCGGTTATAAATCCAGTAGGTAAACCGTTACCGTTCAAGAACCACTTTGAAATGCTGAACAATGAAACAGATGCAAGAAAAATTGTGAAGTACATGAAAGAACAGTGTACAGCAGGTAAGAAGCTGTTGGTGGTTGATGACTTCCAGTACATTCTTGCAGTACCGTACATGAACCGTATCAAAGAAACAGGGTGGGACAAGTACAATGATTTTGGTGCGAACTATTTTGAAATCATAGATTGTTGCAAAGACCTGCCTGATGATGTTGTAGTCGTTTATATGACCCATTTGGAAACTTTGGATAATGGTCTTACAACTGTTAAGCTGATCGGTAAGCTGTTGCGTGAGAAGATCACCATTGAAGGACTGTTTACCGTTGTACTTAGAACAGGGGTAAATGAAGCAAAGTATTACTTTTACACACAGAACAGCGGAAAAGATACCGTAAAATCACCGCTTGGAATGTTCACTACATATGCTATTGACAATGATCTGAATTATGTTGTTGACAAGATCAGAAATTATTATGAACTTGGTGATTACAAGTCAGATGATGAAATGAATGCTGCTGATCAGGCGGTTGCATCTGATCTTGAAAAACCTGACAGCAAAGGCAGAAGAACAAGAGGTAAAAAAGCTGAATCTGCAACACCAACCGATGCACCGGAAGAAAAGACTGGAAGAACACGTAAGAGTAGGGCAGAAGTTCAGGCAGAAAATGAACAGAAGATTGCTGATCACATGGATGAAGTTGACAAGGCTATTGATCAGGCTTTTCCGGGACAGGAAGAAGTACCGTTTGATGAAGCAATGGATGTTGCCGATAAAGTACCGAAACCGGATTTACAGAAACCACCAAGAAGAACACGTAAGGAAAGAAATGCTGAAAAGTCTGAACCTGTTCAGGACGGTACAACGAACACTGATTCTGAATCTGTCACACTGGAAGCAGATGCATATTTCTATGTTCCGGCTGATGATAACTATGTAATGAAGCATAAGGGTGATACGGTTGACCTGATTGTTGATGGTGTTGAGGTTATGAAGGTAATCACAAGAGAAGAATTTAATGCAGGAATCAAAAGACTTGCACAGGAAAACAACCCTGTACCTGTTGACGCACAGACCCCGGCTGAACCTTTAGACGGTGCTATGAACCCACCTGAACAGCACGTCAGAGGTCAAAGACGAAGAAGAACAAGATCATAATGGAATTAACACAGTTTCTTTCAACCATGGCAGCAATAACTTCTGTTTGCGTAGTGGGTGCAGACAGTAAGAATAAGGCAAAATACACAGTAATGTTTGTTATCTGCATTATTGCAGTTACAATAATAAATTTATTTTAAGAAAGGTTAAATGGTGAAAAATTATGGCAGTAGATTTTAGTGCATTCGATGAACAGGTTGATCTTAACGCATTACAGAAAGAGGTTCAGGAAGCAGACGATTCACAGTTTGAAGATGTACCGGATGGGGATTATGATGTAAGTTTTGATAAAATGGAGATCAAGCCAACAAAGAAAGGAGACAAGCTGATGTTTTCCGTACAGTGTAGCATCTTGGAAGGTAATCAGAAAGGTAGAAAAATTTTCTTCAACCGTACTATTTCCGGAAACACTTCACAGAAGTGGACTAATGGCATGGCAATCAAATCTGTTTGCACATGGCTTGATAAACTGGAAACAGATACAGTACCGGAATTTGTCAACTACGGTGATTTTGCTGATTGTGTTCTTGATATTTTTCAGGAAGTACAGGGTAAAGTTGGTGCAGCAGTTACTTATAAAGCTGATGATTTCAACCCAATCACAATCAACGAAGCGTTTGATATGTAAAAATTTTTAGTTTAAAAGTAGATAACACTTAAGGCGGTGTGTAAAACGCACACCGCTTTTTCAAAAAAAAGTGGGTGATTTAGTAAATGATATTCTACGATTTTGAGGTTTTTGAAAAGGATTGGCTTGCTGTATTCATTGATGTGACGAAGCAGAAAGAACACGTGATAATCAATAGCCCTGATAAACTAAAAGCCTTATATGAAGCAAATAGAAAAGATATATGGGTAGGATTTAATAACCGTCACTATGATCAGTACATCATGAAAGGTATTCTGCTTGGTATGAATCCTAAAAAAATCAACGATTGGATTATCGTTGATAATAAAGAAGGTTGGCAATATTCAAGAGCATTCAATAAATTACCCATGATCAACTATGATGTAATGCCAAGTAATGATGAAACCATGAAAACGGTCGGACTGAAAACAATGGAAGGTTTTCTTGGTTCAAATATTAAGGAAACAGATGTTGATTTCCGTATCAAAAGGAAACTGACACAGGAAGAAATAGAACAGACGGTTAAATACTGTAGGCATGACGTAGAACAGACTATCAAGGTATTTCTTGAAAAAGTCAGTGAGTTCAATGCAGTTCATGGAATTATACAGGCATTCCCAAAGGAAACGTCACTGTATGACATTGGTGACAGTGAAGCCCGGATAACAGCAAAGGTTCTTGGGTGTTCAAAAACTCATTTTGGTGATGAATTTGATTTCTTTTTTCTTCCATGCCTGAAACTGAAAAAATACAAATACGTTCAGGAATGGTTTGCAGAGAAAAGAAAAGAAGCCCTTGAAATGGGGTTACAGGATTTTGACAAGAAAGATAAAAAGACTTGGTATAAGTCACAGAACTTTGAAACGATTGTTGCAGGAATACCGCACACATTTGGTTTTGGCGGTCTGCATGGTGCATCTGATAAGCCGATACATCGGAAAGGTCAGATTCTTCATGTAGACGTAAATAATTACTATCCGTCAATGCTGATTGCATGGGGACTTGTAACAAGGGCAGCAACCAATAATAACTTCAAACTGGTGTATGACACAAGAAAAGCTATGAAAAAGAAACAGGTTGCAGCAGCTAAAGCCGGAAGAAAGGCAGAAGCAAAGCAATGGAAAAAAGCACAGTTGCCATATAAGAAGATGCTGAATGCACTTTCAGGGGCAATGAAAGATGAAACCAATGCTGCATACGATCCACGTAATAACAACTGTATGTGTATCAATGGTCAGTTGATGTTGCTTGATCTGATTGAGCATTTGGAAGTAGTGCCGGGACTTGAACTAATTCAGTCAAATACCGATGGTCTGATCATTTGGATTCCTGACACTGATGAAGCCTTTGAAATGGTTGATGATATTTGTTGGGAGTGGGAACAGCGTTGTTCTACTGAACAATGTTCAATCTTGCTTGAACTTGACAATATATCAGAAATCTATCAGAAGGACGTAAACAATTATCTTTGGATTGGTACTGATGGTGGTGTTGAAAGAATTGGTGCTTACGTCAAAGAACTTTCTGCTATTGATAATGACTTACCAATACTGAATAAAGCGTTGGTTGACTACATGGTGAAAAAGATACCTGTTGAACAGACAATCAATCAGTGTGATGACTTGATTATGTTCCAAAAAATAGTGAAGCTGTCAAACAATTATAACTGGGTTGAGCATGAACAGGGAACTGGTCAGATCATTAAGACAACAAAACACCGGGACGGTACACGAACAGAAGTGTGGTCATATCCTACCACACAAAAATATACTTATAAATCTTATCGTGTGTTTGCTTCCAATCGTGTTACAGACGGTAGGTTGTTAAGACGTAAGGTTGTAAAACCAAAGGGTGAAAAATTTGGAAACACACCTGATCACAGTTTCATTTATAACGATTCTGTAATTGGGGTTAAAGTACCACCGGAATTAGATAAGCAGTGGTACATAGATTTAGCAAGAAAAAGACTGAAACAATTTGGTATTGCAGCATAATACCGGAAAGGTGGGAACATGACAGACATTACAATCAAATATGATCATGGTCAGATGCTTATTCACTTAGATAATTTTTTATCTGATGGAAAAATTGCAAAGGTTAGAAAACTGTTGAAGCTGATCAGACAGAGTTATACACCTGAATGTGAAGAACAAATAAAAGAATATTTACAGTGTGTAACAGATAAAGACAAATTTCATAACAATCAGGTAGCACTTGCAGGTAAGATTACAAACATTGAAAGTAATATTTATATTTTAGAAAATCGCTTAAAAGCTGCAACGTTTAACCGTAATATGTTAAAAAAATCCACACCTGTTCATAAAAATGAAGATTGGGAAAAGTGGAATGAACAGGTTAAGGATTGTAGGGAATCATTAAAAGAATCAAAGAAACTTCTTACAGCGGTGAACCGGGAATACAAGCAGAATATTAAGAACAGGGTATTTTACCAAAAGGTGATGCAAGAATTTAGTTAAAGGATGGTGAAACAGGATGTTGTACAAAGGGTACATAAAGACAAAAGGCAAGAAAGCAATCGAAGCATTCAAAGACCGGACAAAATACCGCACTTATGACGAAGTGAAGAATCTTGAAGGGTTCGGTGGTGTTCTTGCTGATGATACCATCCTGATAGATATTGACGATGCTGAACAGTCTGAAATTTTAATGAACATTGTGGAAGAATATCAGCTTGATTGCCGGGTGTATTGTACAAGCCGGGGCAGACATTTTTTATTTAAGAATCATAGTATTACAAGGAACAGGACACACGTACCGCTTGCGGTTGGTCTGACTGCAGATATAAAACTTGGTACACGTTCATCATATGAAGTAATCAAGATTGACGGTGAAGAACGCTTTATTGAGTGGGACATTGAAGAAGGTGGAACATATCAGGAAGTTCCAAAATGGTTGTTCCCGGTTCGTACAGCGGTTGACTTTCTTGATATGGATGCAGGTGACGGACGCAATCAGGCATTATTCAATTATATCCTGACACTTACATCAAATGATTTTAGTGTTGATGATACAAGAGAATGTATCAGGATTCTGAACAGATTTGTTCTGAAAGAGCCGTTATCTGATGATGAACTGGAAGTGATTCTTAGGGATGAAGCATTTCAAAAACCTGTATTCTTTTGTGATAAGACATTCCTGTTTGACCGTTTTGCAACATGGCTTAAGAACAATGAAAATGTAGTCAGTATAAGTAATCAGTTACATATCTATCAAGATGGGATTTATCAGGTTGGGTACAAGGCTATTGAAACAGCTATGATCAATCAGATACCTAACCTGAAAAAGACACAGCGAAGAGAAGTATTAGAGTATATGGAACTTATAGCTGATGAAAAAGCACAGGCAGATGCACGTTATATAGCATTCAGGAACGGTGTGTTGGATATTGTGACCGGACAGATGCAACCATTCAGCCCTGATTTGGTTATTACCAATCAAATACCTTGGGACTACAACCCGGAAGCCTACAGTGAACTTGCTGATGATACACTGAACAAATTAGCTTGCGGTGATCAACCGATCAGGGCATTATTGGAAGAATGTATTGGCTATTGCTTTTATCGCAGGAATGAACTTGGTAAGGCATTCATCCTGACAGGTGACAAGTCCAATGGTAAGAGTACATTCCTTGATTGTGTCAAAGCAATTCTTGGTAATGGGAATATATCAGCACTTGACCTTAAGGAATTAGGGGACAGGTTCAGCACATCAATGATGTTCGGAAAACTGGCAAATATCGGTGATGACATTGGTGATGACTTCCTGCAAGGTTCACAGGTAGCAACATTCAAGAAAGTAGTTACAGGTAACAGAATCAAAGCAGAAAGAAAAGGGCAAGACCCTTTTGAGTTCAACCCTTATGTGAAGCTGCTGTTTTCAGCAAATGACATACCAAGAATGAAAGATAAGACCGGGGCAGTTCTTAGACGTTTGGTAATTATTCCATTCAATGCAAGGTTTACAAAGTATTTACCAAGTGGTGAGATTGACCCGGATTACAACCCTTATATCAAGTATCAGTTGGTTGAACAAAGTTCAGTCGAATACCTGATCAGAGTTGGTGTGGAAGGACTGAAAAGAATCATTGAAAATAATGAGTTCACCAAGTCTGAAAAAGTGGCTGAACAGATTGATGAATATGAAAATGAAAATAACCCAATCAAGGCATTTATTGATGAATGCGGTGTTGAAATGATTGAGGATGAACCAACAGGTGACGTATACAGCAGGTATCAGGTGTTTTGTGCTGATTGCGGTATGCAGCCAATGTCAAACATCGTGTTCAGTAAGCAGATTAATAAGCGGTTGGGGTTTGAAACAGTAGTAACTAAGGTAGGTGGTAAATCTATCAGGATATTTAGAAAGGTGTGACAGTATGGAAAAGTTAGTATTAACAGGTACAGTTTGTTTTTTCGTTGGTCTTACGGTTGGGTTAATCCTTGGTGCTGTAGTGATGGCATTAGCTGCAACAGCTAAGAAGTATAAACCAAAGACAAAAGAAATTTATAATTGTTGGGGTTGTTTCGGTGCTACAAATGGTGATTGTGATTACTGCCCGGTAAAGGACGGTGATGATGTACAAAAACAGGGTTCACTACATTTGAACTTTGCTGAACACATAATGAACAGATTCATGGAAAGGATATAAAAGATTATGACCTATAGAAATAGTGAAGGATATGTCGATCCAACAGCAGGTGCAGCAATGGCAACAGTTAAAAGGGAAGAAAATGCAGAACTGAATGACCGTAACCACAGACTGATTCAAGTGATCAGGAACATTGTTGACATTGCAGGGTTTGAAATTGTTGGAAGGGTGACATTGAAACATAAAAAATCAGGTAAGGTGTTTCATTAGTTCGATGCACCAATCAGTGCTGTTGTGGTAGTGGTTACGGTAAAGTTACAGTTGGTTACGGTTAAGGGTTACGGTTGAAACCCTTGTAAATACTGGCGGTTACGGTTGTCTACGGTTAAAAGTACATTCTTTAATAATTAGTATTTTATGATAGTATAGAACTTAGTAAAAATAAGAATATATAGAGAATAGAGTTTTAACCGTAACCGTAGAAACCGTAACTTCCTTGATTTATAAGGGTTTGAAGCACTTTTTATGCTATTTTTAACCGTAACCGAAGTGTAACCAACCGTAGAAAGTGAGGTAAAAATGAGTGATCAGAAGAAATTAAGTGCAAGGGAATATTTGAAACAGCTTGAAGTGTTAGATATGCAGATAAATGATGATATTGCCACGCTGTCAGATATGAAAATGAATGTATGCAGTGCAGGAGGTATTGATTACAGCCGGGACAAAGTGCAGACTTCACCTGTAGGTGATAAGTTATGTAAGGACGTAGTGAGGTATACCATGTTTGACCAACACATCAATGAAGAAATAGATCAGTTTGTTGATGCAAAGAAGCAGATCATTAAGGAAATCCGGGGATTGCGTGACAAGAATATGATTCAGATTCTTACAAAAGTGTATGTGCAGTTTAAAACAGTCAAGGTTGCTTCACAGGAAATGAAAAAATCTTATTCATATACCGTAGAACTGCATAATAAGGCACTTTCAGCGTTTGAAGATACCTATAAAAACCTTACATATCTGACATAAAACCAATTATTTCATATTTGACAAATACAAGCTGACCTTTTATAGTGTATGCTGTATAAAAATTTTTGCAGGTAATTTATTACCTGCAATTTTTTATGCAAAATTATATTGCTTATTGTCTTATGTGCTGCAAGGTGGGAGGTTTTAGCACCCTTGCAGCACTTTTTGTTATAAAAATGATAGAAAGGCGGTGTTGTTATGGCAAAAAAAGGCAAATTAACTGAAAAGCAGCAACGTTTTGTTGATGAATACCTGATTGACCTGAATGCAACACAGGCAGCTATTAGGGCAGGTTATTCAGTAAAAACAGCGGATGCAATCGGATGTGAAAACCTCACGAAACCTAATATTCAACAGGCTATTGCTGAACACATGGCAGAACGCTCACGAAGAACCGGAGTAAATCAGGATAGGGTTGTATTAGAGCTTGCTAAGATTGCATTTGTCAGAATGACAGACGTTGTTGACAGTAACGGAAGAATCAAACAGGATGCATCTGCTGATGATCTGTCTTGTATTGAATCAATCAAATATAAGGAATCTGATAATGAATTTGGTGGAAGTGTTGAAAGAGAAGTCAAGGTTGCATCAAAACTGAAAGCCCTTGAATTGCTTGGTAAACATTTAGGTATGTGGAATGATAAGTTAGATGTGAATGTGACAGCCCCTATTGTTATTTCAGGAGCAGACGCACTTGAGGACTAAATACAGGCAGCCATCAAGTCAATATGTATTTGGTTATCAGAAGTTCATTCTGATGCCGGAAGATTATAAGCCTACAAAGTCCGGTAAGGTTAATGTGAAATTACCGGAAGTAGTCGGTAAGGGTTACGGTACATTTTGGCGGTGGAAAGGTAGATACCGGGCAGTCAAAGGTTCACGTGCATCTAAGAAGTCAAAGACTACAGCATTATGGTACATCACCAATATGATGAAGTACCCTGATGCGAATACCTTAGTTGTCCGAAAAACTTACAGAACATTAAAGGATTCCTGTTTTACTGAATTGAAATGGGCTATACATCGACTTGGTGTTGATGCTTTTTGGGATATAAAAGAATCACCACTTGAAATGACGTATAAGCCAACAGGTCAAAAGATTTATTTCAGAGGACTGGATGACCCACTGAAAGTAACATCAATCACTGTTGATCAGGGTGTATTGTGTTGGATGTGGATTGAAGAAGCATATGAAATTAGTTCAGAGGATGATTTCAATATGCTTGATGAATCTATTCGTGGTGCAATCCCGGAAGGTTCAGACCTGTTCAAGCAGATCACCGTTACTTTCAACCCTTGGAATGAACACCATTGGTTGAAGAAGCGGTTTTTTGATAACCCGGATGATGAAACCCTTGCACTTACAACCAATTACAAATGCAACGAATGGTTAGATAAAGCCGATCTTAAGGTTTTTGAAACCATGAAAAAACAGAATCCACGCAGATATGCAGTTGCCGGACTTGGTAACTGGGGTATTGTTGACGGTCTTGTTTATGAGAATTGGCACGAAGAAGCCTTTACACTGGAACAGATCAGACAGCAATACAAGATTGATTCAGCATTTGGTCTTGACTTTGGTTATACAAATGACCCATCTGCATTGTTTTGTGGATTCATTGATACGAAGAACAAAAAGATATTCGTGTGGGATGAAATGTATAGTGCAGGTCTTTCCAATGAGCGAATATATCAGAATATCACTGACATGGGCTATGCAAAGGAAAGAATCACAGCGGATTCAGCAGAACCAAAGTCTATTGATCAGTTAAAGGGTTATGGTCTTAGAGTCAAAGGTGCTGAAAAAGGCAAGGACAGTATCAACAATGGTATTCAGTTCATTCAGGACTATGAGATCATCATACATCCGAGGTGTGTGAATTTCCTGACCGAGATATCTAACTACACGTGGGACAAGGACAAATTCGGAAACAAGCTGAATCGTCCGATTGATGACTTCAATCATTTGATGGACGCAATGCGATACGCATTGGAAAAATATATCAAGAAAGGTAACGGCTGGTTATTCTAGCCGGGAGGTATACAAAATGTTAATTTTAGGTACAGAATATGATCTGATCAGAGATGATGAGACACTGGAAGAGACATTGCATGACGGTGAGTGTGCAATCTACACGAAGCTGATAAAGATTAGAGCAATGGAGAAAATGCTGGAACCGTCAGCATCAGAAGAAGATAAGAGAACCAGATACAATGAAGTGTTAAGGCATGAAGTGATTCATGCTTTTTTTAATGAGTATGGACTTGCGGAATACTGTAATGATGAACAGCTGGTACAGTGGATTGCGGTACAGTTCCCGAAAATCCTGAAAGTATTCCAGGGACTTAACTGTATAGATTAACAGGAAAGAGGTGATAAGGTGCTTACAGTTGATGAAATCAAGATGTTCATTGATGAAGATGCTGCATCAGTGAAAAAGCATTTTGCAAGAATAGGTGAACGTTACTATGATGGCGATCATGATATTAAAAATTACAGAATGTTTTATTTCAATCAGGACGGTCAGCTTGTGGAAGATACAAGCCGGGCAAATGTGAGAATACCACACCCATTCTTTAAGGAACTGACAGAACAGGGTACACAGTACACCCTTTCAGGTTCAGATGGTTTTGTATTCAGTGATGTGCCTGAACTACAGAGTGAACTTGATGCAAGATTCAATAATAACGATGATTTTATTGATGAACTGTCAGAAACACTTACAGACTGTCAGACAAAAGGTTTTGCTTATATGTACGCTATGAAAGACAGCACGGATAAGCTGAAATTCACGTGTGCTGACAGTATCGGTGTTGTAGAAGTAGAAGCACGATTTGCAGAGGACGGAAAAGACCATGTAATTTATTGGTACGTTGACCGGTGTGACAAGGAAGGCCACAGAATTAAGAAAATCATGGACTGGGATGATGAACAGGTTGTTTATTATGTTCAGACAGATGAAGGGGAAATACAGCTTGACGATAAACCAAAGGTGAACCCAAGACCTCATATACTGTATCAGGTTGATGGTGATGATAATACGTATATTGATTCACTTGGTTTCTTGCCATTCTTCCGGTTGGATAATAACAAGAAACAGTTCAGCAACCTGAAAGCAGTAAAAGACCTGATTGATGATTATGACCTTATGGCATCCAGTCTTTCCAATAACCTGATTGACTTTGATCATCCATTATATGCGGTCAAAGGGTTTGAAGGTGATAACCTTGATGAGTTGCAGCAGAATCTTAAGACAAAAAAGATTGTTGGTGTTGGTTCAGATGGCGGTATTGAAGTACATACAGTAGATGTACCGTATGAAGCCCGGAAGGTTAAGTTGGAACTGGATGAAAAGAACATATATCGTTTCGGTATGGGGCTGAACTTGTCAGGTCTGAAAGATACATCAGCAACAACCAATATTGCAATCAAGGCAGCCTATTCACTGCTTGATCTTAGATGTAAACACCTTGAAAGGAATATCAAGCGGTTCTTGCGTAAGATTGTGGCGGTATGCATTGATGAAATCAATCAGCAGAACGGTACAGATTATCAGATCACAGATGTTTATTTTGAGTTCACCCACGAAGTAATGAGTAATGAACAGGAAAATGAACAGAATGAACTTACAGAAGCACAGAAACAACAGGTACAAATCAACACCCTGTTATCACTGGCACAGATTTTTGGTGATGATCTGACGATTCAGTATATTTGTGATGTTCTTGATATTGATTATGAGGATGTGAAGGACAAGTTGCCGGATAATGAAGCTGATAAGGTGCAGCAGGTGCAGGATGATCTTGATTCTATTATACCGGATGACGAAGGTGGTGGAATAGGTGAACAAAGCACAGAAGGAAGTGCAGCAAGCACAGCTTGATGAAGAAAAGAAAGTTATCAAACTATTAGAAGTTGTATATGAGAGGGCAAAAAAGGACTGTGAACAGAAAATCAGGGAACTGTCTGCAAGGACAGACCTTGAAAATCTGCAAAGTATAGTATACCAAAAGGAATATCAGCAAATGATGGTTGATCAACTTGAAGCAATGCTTTATGACCTACATGAAGGTCAATTTATAACCATTGCTGATTACTTGGAACAGTCATATATCAACGGTTATGTTGGTATGTTCTATGATTTGCAAAGTACAGGTATACCGCTTGTAATACCAATTCAGCAAGATCAGGTTGTCAAGGCAGTTCGTACAGACAGTAAATTGTCAAGCGGTCTGTACACCAAACTTGGTGAAGATGTTGGTTACCTTAAGCGGTCAATTCGTGCTGAACTTTCAAGAGGGATTGCAAGCGGTTCAACATGGAATGAAATGGCATTAAGAATTGCTAAGGGTATGAACAGCCCTTTTCGTAAAGCATATAACAATGCGATACGGATTGCCCGGACAGAAGGACATAGAATACAGAATGAAGCAGCCCTTGACGGTCAGCATGGGGCTAAGAAAAAGGGTGCTGATATAGTCAAACAGTGGGATTCCACACTTGACGGACGGACAAGGGATGAACACCGGGAATGTGACGGACAGATCAGGGAAATTGATGAACCGTTTGATGTTGGCGGTGAGAAAATGCAAGCACCGGGTGTTGGCGGTTCTGCAAAGAACGTTTGTAACTGTCGGTGCTGTCTGCTGCAACGTGCAAAATGGGCTTTAGATGAGGATGAGCTGGAAGAACTGAAAGAACGTGCTGCATTTTTCGGACTGGATAAATCAAAGGATTTTGAAGAATTTAAGCAGAAATATTGTCAGTTGCCGGAAGATGCTGATACAATGGAAGTACCAAAAGGACATTCAGAGGCATATGAGTCACTGATGGAAGGACTGAAAGTGAATAAAGTAACTTGCCGTGAAGTTAAGGATTTAGAAAAGCCATTAACGCCGGATGAGATTATTGACAGATTGGCAGGTGGTGATAAGACAAGAGGTTCGTGTTCTTCACTCGGTTTTGCATATATAGGCAATAAAGCAGGATTGGATGTATTGGATTTCAGAGGTGGTAGCTCACAGTCTTTCTTTTCAATGAACACTAATATCAAAAAAATGTTAGATTTGCCGAATGTAAAGGGTGAAATACTCAAGGTGAAAAAAGAGGCATCCGACACAGCAAAAATTCTCCGTGACTTAGAATTAAACAAAGAGTATTACATGAGCGTTGGTAGGCACGCTTCAATCGTCCGGAATACGGAAGATGGTTTACAATACCTTGAACTTCAGTCTGCAATAAAGAATGGGTGGATGCCGTTTGAAAGGTACGGTTCCATTGTGACCACTTTGCAGAAAAGATTCGGGTGTAGAAAGACTGTTGATAGATTTGCCGGAAAAGTATGGGAGAAAGAAGTGGTTCTCATGGAAGTAGATTCATTTAAGGCGAATAGCGAATTTAAAGAACTTTTGGGGTATATAAATACTGCGACCAATAAACAAAAGAAAGGAGTGACAGGGAATGTCAAGTGATGATAGATGGTATAAAAACAATACAGACGATAAGATTTGGTGGAAAGATACCGATTCAGTAGGCGAATGGTTGTTCAGCTTTGACAAAAAGCAGGTGTTTAACATGTTTGCTGATTATCCACACAACCTGACACCAGAACAGAAAAAAATCTTTGATGAAGAGAATCCTGAATGGGTTGATTTCTTCAAAGACAGGCAATAAAAAAGCAAAGGTAAAGAAGTGTACACCTTTGCTTTTTTATTACCTATATGACCGTTATATAAGGTCAGAAAGGGGGATAAAAGGAACATGAAAGCGTTACACACTCACTTGGTATTGTAGAAAGGTTTGGTGATCCTGATTATCTCCCAACTATGGGTTAAATAGTATTTTAAGGCATCCGCAAGGGTGTTTTTATTTTGTCCGAAAAAGGCTTATGACGTTTAAACTGCTGCTGAAATGACCCCTGCAACATGGGATATAAACTGTTGACCGTTCCCGGTGACACCGGATATAAAAACATGACGGAGAAAGGAAGAAGAACATGGAATTTTTAAAAGCATTTTTTGGTGATAAAGCTATTACCTATGATGAACTGGTACAGGCAATCAATGCCTATAACGGTGATGAAAAGAACAAAGAGAAGCTGATCAAGATGGTCAATCTTACTGATGGCGGTTATGTGTCTAAGGACAAATACACCAATCTTGAAACTGACCTTTCCGGTAAGACTACAGAACTGACCAAGGCAAACAACCTGATTGAAGAACTGAAAAAGTCAGCCGGGAAAGACGAAGAAACACAGCAGAAAATCACTGCATATGAAACAGAGATTGCAGACCTTAAGAAAGAGAATGCAGAACTGAAAACAGAAAATGCATTGAAATTTGCGTTGGTTGCAGCAGGTGCGGTTGATGTTGATTATCTTGTATTCAAGGCAAAGGAAAAAGGTGAAATCAAACTTGGTGATGATGGAAAAATCAAAGGTGAAGATGATCTGATTTCAGGTCTTAAAACACAGCATCCTACCATGTTTGAAGCATCCAATGGTAATCAGCAGAGTGGTAGCAGAAAGATTCTTGAAAACAACCTGCCGGGTGGAGATAAAGACAAGACAGTTACCAAAGAACAGTTCCTTAAGATGGGTTACAACGAAAGAATGAAACTCAAAGAGGAAAACCCGGAGTTATTCAAACAGTTAAATGTACACTAAGAAAGGTTAAAATGGTGAATTAAATGGCAAGAACAGGAAATTTTGGCGGTTTTGCTTTTGATGAAGAAGTATTTACCGGGATGATGCAGGAAGCCGACTATTGGACTACACCAATCATTGCTTCCGGTATCGTGCAGCAGGACAGTTCTATTATGGACTTAATCGGTGAGCATGGAAACGTGGCAACAATTCCAATTTATAAACCGATTGACGCAAATGAAAGCGGTATGGAAGCACTGAACAACGATGGTGAAACAAACAACACACCTATTGAAATCAGCGGTGACAAACAGACTTGTATGCTTATTCAGAGAATGAAAGCATTCAAGGCTAAAGACTTCACAAAGGAATTAACTGGTGCTGACCCTATGACACTGATCAGAAATAAGATTGCAGGTTATTATGGTCAGGTTTGGGAAAAAGAACTGATGAACATTGCACAGGCAGTATTAGCGGTTGCAGCACTTAGTGATCATGTACTTGATCTTACTAAAGGTACTAAGACAAACATTGAAGCAGGTACTATTTACGATGCAGAACAGGCAGCACTTGGTGATATGGCAGGTGGTCTTGGTCTGATGGTTATGCATTCCATGATATTCAAAGAGTACAAGAAAATGGAAATGGTTGACTATGATAAGTATGTTGTCAACGGTGTAATTCAGAAAGAAATTACATTGCCAACTATCGCAGGTAAACACGTACTTGTAACTGATAGATTTACAGCTACAGGAACAGGTACAGATGCGGTTTACAGCACATACCTGTTTGGTGAGGGTGCATTTTTATCTTGTGATAAGAACAACTATGAAAATCAGTATACAACCAATTATGACCCGGAAGCATCCGCAGGTATTGACAAGTTCTATACTAAGCAGGGTAAGGTACTGCATCCGAACGGTCTTTCTTTAGCAGTTGATCAGATTGCAAAAGAATCACCGACTTATGCAGAACTTGGTAAGTCTGCAAACTACAGCCTTAAGTTCAATACAAAGAACGTTAAGATGGGTCTTATCAAGTCCAAGGTTGGTACAGCAGTTGTCTAAGAAAGGGTGATCTGATGATATTAGCAGTTGATGATGTAATGAAATTGCCTGAATTTGCAATGCAAAATGAAAAGGTAATTGAAGAAAAACTGAACGCTGCTGAACTTATGATCAGAGCATACACAAACAACAATTTTCAGAATCGGTTTGTTCGGTTCACCGCTGACAGTTTGGGTAACAGACTGCTTGGAACGTCAGATTTTTTGAAAGTAGGTGATACAGTTCAGATTTCTCAGTCAATGGTGAATGATGGATTGTATAAGATCACTGAACTTGGTGATGATTTCATCAGAGTTGATCAGGAGTTGTACAAAAGTACAAACCTGATCACTAAGGTGGAATACCCTGCTGATGTTCGTGCAGGTGTACTTGAATTACTTAAGTGGGACATTAAGAACAGACCGAAAACAGGGGTCAAGTCTGAAACACTGTCAAGATACAGTGTGACTTACTTTGATCAAGACGCTAACAATCAAGTTATGGGCTATCCTGTTGCCTTACTTGGATTCTTAAAGCCTTATATAAAGGCTAGATTCTGATTATATGAGCGTTGGCGGTAACATTCAAGCATTGTTACAGGTAAAAAAGAATGGTGCTAAAAATGCCATAGGTGAGCGTATAAACACATGGGTTGATTGTACGTCAATTTTAGGGTGGTTGGATTTATCAACAGGTGATTCAAAGCATACAACTTTTTATGCCAAGGTTCAGGAAAGTACACACATTTTCTTGTGTGACTTTACCAATCTGAAAAACCTGTCAATTGATTGGGTTTGGAATCCATTCAGTTTTCTGACAGGTGTAATCAGTAAGACGGATGAACAGGAAACCGTTGATGTGACAAGTGACAATGCAAGAATGGTTGTGAATGGTAAAGTGTATGAAATCCTTCTGATTGATGACCCTATGAATATGCATGATCATTTAGAAATCTATTTAAGATTTATAGGGGGTCAGTAGTATGTCAGTTGAATTTACAGATAACACAGCAAAAATTAAAGCTGCATTATCGGAAGGGGTTATTGGATTCCTTCACGAAGCAGGTGGTGAAATACAGACACAGACCCAAAGAAACAGCAGGGTTGATACCGGACAAACAAAGGGGTCTTACAAATATATGGTTGATGAAGGAAAAGATGAATCAACTGTTGCTGTAGGTTCAGACCTTGAAAATGCGATTTGGGAAGAATTTGGTACTGGTGAATATGCACTGCATGGTGATGGAAGAAAAGGCGGTTGGGTTTATAAGAGTAAGAAAGACGGTAAATTTTACCATACTTACGGAAAAACACCACGACAACCACTCACGAAAGCATTTCAGAGTGTAGCCCCAAAGATAAAGAAACAGCTTGTAAATGTCATTAAACAGAATTTAGGGGGTTAATTATGGTTGATATGCTTGGTTTTATTTCTGATCAGCTTGATCAACTTGGTATTCCCTATGAATTTGGTGAATGGACAGGTGAAATTAGCTATCCTTACTTTGTCGGTTCGTTCAATGAAACTGAACACAGATTAGAGGACGGATATACAGGCGGTGTGTTTACACTTGACGGTTGGTCAAGGGGGTCAAAATTACCGCTTGCAGAAATAAATGACAAATTAAAAAAAGTATTTGAAGATTTAAGGGCAGTTCAGGAAGGAACTGCTTTTTTTATTACCTATTGGAACGGTTTAATGATTCCAACAGGTGAAGAAGATCTTTTTAGAATTACGATAACACTTAATACAAATGAGTGGAAAGGAGCATAAAAGAATGGGCTTAAAAAAGCATGGTATTACATCTGAAACTATCAAGAATATGATCTTGGGTGCAGGTGTCATTTACAAAAATCTTAAGTATGAGAAACCAAGCAATGGTTGGACTGGTACACCACTTGGTGCAACTTCCGGGGGTCTTAAGTTCAACTATGAGGTACAGTGGCTTGATGTTGAGGTGGACGGTGCAACGGTGCTGATCAAAGGTGTCAGTAAACAGAAGGTTGGTGAATCTGCCACACTTGAAGGTCAGATGACAGAACTTACAGAAGATATTCTTGTAAGTGCATTACACCTTGTAAAATCCACTTCCGAAGATACAACCTATGTCAAATATGTATCTAAGGAAAACATCACAGAAGCAGATTATCTTGAAAATGTTGCATATGTTGGAACACTTTCAAGCGGTAAAAATGTAATTATTATTTTACCGAACGCACTCTGTACAGAAGCATTTGAACTGGAAACAAAGAACGCTGAACAGACAACATTTGCTGTCAAATTTGAGTGTACAGCTGATCTTGAAAATGACAGCTTAAACAAGTTGGATATTGCTATTTACTATCCAAACGCTGTTGTGTAGGGGGGTGAATTATGCGAGTTGTAGTAGTAAGAGAATATACAGACAAGTACACAGGTGAAGGTCATGTGATTGGTGAAAAACTGGATATGACAGAAGAAAGATTTGCAGAAATTCAGGACAAAGGAATGTTTGTGGTTGATATTTCTGATGAAGTAGTGCAGCAGGAAACACCTGCTGTATCTGCTGAACAGGTAGAAGATCAGGAACAAGAAACAGTAAGTGAACAGACTGAACCTGTTGAACATGAAGAAACACCTACACCAAAACAGGATAAACCTGCAAGGGGTGGTAGAAGAAACAGAGCGAAAAAAGAAAGTGAGGATAAATAATCATGGCAGATTTCAGATTTAAGGATTTAACAGTTGATAACGCATTTGACTTTTGTGAGGTTCTTGCAGTTATCGGAGTAGAACAGGTTATTGGTGCATTTGACAAAGACGAAATTCAGCAGTTGCGGGAATCCGGTACAGATATGAAAGAAGTTGGTATTGTCATTGCCATGAAGGTATGTGGCATTCTGATCAAGAACATTTCCAAGGCAAGAAATGAAATCTGTAAGTTTTTTGCTAACTGTATGGAGTGGGACAACGGTACAGCGGTTACTGCTGATGACGTGAAGAAATTCAAGCTGAAACAGTTTGTTGTCATGGTAAAAGATTTTGCTAAGAAAGATGATCTTATGGATTTTTTCGAGGGTGTTGCCGAATTAGTGGGTACGGAACAGAACGATTCGATGAGTGCTGCAACCGTAGATACGGTAACCCCTACAGCTATTTAAATAAAGCAATCAGCCGGGGAAAATTAGACGATACTGTTAGAACAGTTCTGAAACAGGACAATGAAGATAAACAGTGGGACTTATACTGTGCAATCACAGCAAACCCACTTGCTGATGATGTTGGAAATTTTGAAGAATTTAAACAGCGGTTTATGAGTACAGCACCGAAAGTTGAAAAGATTGAACAAACTGAACCGACAATGAACAATGCACAGATTAAGTTACAGGTGGAAAAAGCAAATAAAATTCTGAATGGATTCGTGCCACCGTTGAAAGGGGGTGGCTAATCGTTGGATATTTTTTCGTTGGTCGGAAAAATAACGATCAATTACGCTGATGCAGTGAACAACATTGAAAAGGTTTCAAAGTCTGCAAAGGACACCGCTGAAACACTGGAAAATGTTGACAAAAAGGCAGATAGTGCAGGTGACTCAGTAGAAGATGCCGGACAAGCTGCCAAGAATGCAGACAGTGGATTTACGACATGGAAAGCCACGCTTGCTAATTTAGCATCTACAGCAATCACAAAAGTAATTTCAGGATGTACACAGTTAGCTGAAAAAATGGCAGATGTGACAAAATCAGCGGTTGGTCACTATGCTGAATATGAACAGTTGGTTGGTGGGGTTGAAACACTATTCAAAGACAGTTCCGGTAAACTGATTGATTATGCTGAAAAGGCATATAAGACAGCAGGAATGAGTTCAAATCAGTACATGAATACAGCAACGTCATTTGCTGCTTCACTGATTCAGGGTCTTGGTGGTGATACTGCAAAAGCGGTTGAACTGACCAACCTTGCTATCACAGATATGTCAGATAACGCTAACAAGATGGGTACTGACATAGGTTCTATACAGGACGCTTATCAGGGTTTTGCGAAGCAGAATTATACCATGCTGGATAACCTCAAGTTAGGATATGGTGGTACACAATCGGAGATGATTCGACTAATCAATGACTCCGGTGTACTTGGTGAAAAGATTGAAAGTTTGGATAACGTAACGTTTGACCAAATGATTGAAGCTATTCACAAGATTCAGGACAACTTAGGTATAACCGGAACAACAGCACTTGAAGCAGGTACGACAATATCAGGTTCATGGAGTTCAGTACAGGCATTGTTTGAAAATATCATGACAAAAGTAGGCTCGAAACTTGCACCTACTGTTATGGGATTTTTACAGCAATTGTCAGACTGGATGGAAACAATAGATTGGAATGCGTTTGCAACATCTGTCGGTGATGCCCTACAAAGGGTATTTGACTGGATTCAAAAAATTGATTTTACAACATTCTTTGAAAAAGGAATGGACGGTGTTGAAAACTTCCTTGAAAAACTAGGTGGTCTTATTGAAGATGTGCCTAAGATTATTCAAACGTTCAAGGATTGGTCACCACTGATAGCCGGAGTTGCTGCCGGGTTCGTAACCTTAAAGGTTGCAATGGCAATATCATCATTGATTAGTGCCATGACAACAGCATGGACAGCATACAAAACAGCAAACGAAGGTGCTACTATTGCACAGTGGCTTTTCAATGCTGCATTAAATGCTAACCCTATAGTTCTTATAGTCACGCTTGTGGCAGGGCTTGTGGTTGCACTGATCACATTATGGAATACCAATGATGGATTCAGAGAAGCAGTCACAAATGCTTGGGAAAAAATAAAGGAAGTCTTTGGTACGGTTATTGACGCTATCAAAGGCTTTTTTAGTGGATTGGTGGAGAAAGTACAGACTGCATGGGAATCTGTAAAAGAAACAGTAACCAATGTGTTTACTGCAATAGCTGATACTGTAAGTGCAGTGTGGGAAATAATCAAGAATGTGATCACAGTCGGTATCATGCTGATTGGAAGTATTATTGATGCAGCATTCCAGATCATAACACTCCCGTGGCGGTTTATTTGGGAGAATTGCAAGGAATACATCATATCGGCATGGAATTACATCAAAGATACAGTATCGTCGGCACTTAACATTATATCAAGTGTGATTAGTGACGCATGGAATACGGTATCAAGTTTCCTGACTTATATTTTGAGTAATATCAAGAATAAATTTGTCAGTGATTGGAATGCAATAAAATCTGTTGTATCCAATGTTTTGCTCATGATCAGCTTGACAGTTACCAGTGTGATGAACAGTATCTGGTCAGTTGTTTCATCAATACTCAATGTGATTAAATCTGTATTCAGCAGCGCGTGGAATGGAATCAAGTCTGTAGTATCTAGTGCTGTAAATAACATCAAGTCCGTAGTATCCAGCGGTCTTAATGGTGCAAAATCGACAGTAACTGGTGTATTGAACAGTATCAGGTCCGCATTTTCTTCTGTGTGGGATGGCTGCAAAAATATAGTTGGTAATGCAATTGGTCATATTAAGTCACTCATGAATTTCTCATGGAGCTTGCCGAGTTTGAAATTACCACATTTCAGTATTTCTGGAAAATTCAGTCTGAATCCTCCGTCTGTACCGAAGCTTGGAATCGAATGGTACAAAAAGGCAATGGACGATGGTATGATCATGAATCAGCCGACTATTTTCGGTTATAACGCTAAGTCTAACCAGTTCCTTGCAGGTGGTGAAGCTGGATCTGAAACAGTAGTTGGTACACAGAATCTGATGGACATGATTCAGGAAGCTGTGAATAATGCCGGAAGTGGAGACGGAGATAGTGAAGCAACCCGTGCATTACTGGAAGCAATCTTTAACTGGATGCGAAACGGTGGATTGTACAAACTGCTGATTGATGTTCTGACGAACGGTGTAGAATTTGAATTTGACAATAGAGAAATTGCAAGGTTGGTGAAAAAGTATGCTTGATGTAGCAAGATACGTGAACCATCTGAACCAAAGTATTGGCTTTGGTTTGGGTGGTATTTTTATTACAGATTCCGAACTTAGGAATTATGAATGGGAATATGATACTGATTATGACGAGATTACCAACTTTCATAAAGGTGTCAAAGAGAAAAAAATGAAGATCATTATTTCTGCCGCCACTGAGGAAGAGGGGATTGCAAAAAGAAATGCTATCTTCCAGATCTTTGAATCTGATATTCTTGCGGAACAGTCAGGAAGATTGTATCAAGATGGCTATTACCTTAATTGCTATATCGTAGCATCGAAGAAAGCAAAGTGGTATTTGACAAAACGGTATCTGGAGATTGAAGTCACCATTGCAACAGATCAGCCGGACTGGGTACAGGAAAGAGAGTACAATTTCCTGAAGACAGAAGGCGCGACGATTGAAATGGATAATCTGAAGAAATATCCATACAAATACGGATATTATTATCTGAATCAGGTATCATCTTCCTCGATCAATAATGTTAGTATCACGGAATCAGATTTTGTGCTGCGGATATATGGTTCCGTATCAAAACCGCTTGTGAAGATTGGAGACAATACCTATCAGGTTAATATTTCTTTAAATGCAGGTGAGAGATTGGAGATTGATTCCCGGAGAAAAACGGTTAGATTGGTGCACGCTGACGGGTATACAGAAAATGTTCTCTGGTCAGCCGGAAAAGAACACTACATCTTTGAGAAAATTGCGTCCGGTACACAGATTATTGCGTGGGACGGTAGCTTTTCATTTGACTTGATCCTCGTTGATAAAAGGAGTGAACCATTGTGGAAGTAATGTATACAGACGTAAACAGGCTTCCACAAGGGAGCCTTGAAAAGTATTCGATTGATTTAGAACTCGGAGGTGACAATGACTTTGAGCTTCAGATGAACGTAAAAAATCATTGCATGAGTGCCGGATGCATCTGGTATGTAAAAGATGAGGAATATGGCGGGATTGTGGATGATGTAAAAGTCGACACAGAAAAATCCAAAGTATATTATTCCGGAAGAAGTTGGCGTGGCGTTCTGGAAAAGAAAGTGATCAGACCGGACACCGGAAAGGATTACCTTGTGGTATCCGGAGATGCAAATGATATCCTTGCGTTGCTGATAAAGCGGTGTGATCTGGTAGATCTGTTTGCTGTTCCTGGAACATCTTCCGGAATACAGATAAGCAGCTATCAATTTCCGAGGTACATTGATGCCTATTCCGGCATTGTAAAAATGTTGACCTCGGTGAGTGCAAAGCTGAAAATTGTCTACAACGACAAGGATTCTTGTGTGAATATATCAGCTGTCCCGATCGAAGATCTGTCAGAGAAATATGAGTATTCCGATGACTACGGAATGAAGATCATAATCGAAAAGAAAACCGGAGGGGTAAATCATCTGATCTGTCTTGGAGCTGGCGAATTGGCAGCCAGAACAGTGATTGATTTGTATGTAGATAAGACAGGAGAGATCAGTGAAAAACAGTCATATTTTGGAGAATATGAGATTGCAGAAACATATGATTATGGAAATTCTGAATCTGCTGCAGAGCTGAAAGAAAAAGGAATTGAACATCTGAAGGAACTGAAAAGTTCGGATTCTGTCTCAGCATCATTCGGTAAATTGGATGTAGATATCGGTGATATTGTTGGTGGAAGAAACCGGGCGACAGGAATTGTTCTGAAAGAACCGGTTACGCAGGAAATTGTAAAAATAAAAAATGGCATAGAAACTATAACATATAAGGTTGGTGAGGAATAACAATGGCAACAAATTATTTAGATACAGGAGATACAGGACGTGCAGTTAGTGCAGAATCTGACGGTGCACTATTTGCCGGGATTTTTGGAAGTGCAAAATATGTATTAGAAAACGGCAGCCAGTTCAAGGCAGAGGTACAGTCCAATAACATTGTAAAAATCTCCGATGGTGATGCAGTCATGTACGGACGACACGTAAGGATCCCGGCGAATGATAGCGCACTGGTGACTATTAACAATGGACATTCTGGAACGAACAGGATTGATCTGATCGTGTTCCGGTACACAAAGGATAGCACCGGAAAAGAAACGGTTGATCTGGTTGTGATCCATGGAGAAGATTCTACCGGAACAGCTACAGCACCGACGGCGGTGGATGGAAATATACTGACCGGTGCAATGCAGTCAGACTTTCCTCTGTATACCGTGGAACTGAATGGAATCAACATTGTAAAGGTGAATCCACTGTTCAATGTGATCGGTAATATCAGCAAGTTAAAAGAAGAGCTTACTGAATTAAATAGCAATTTAACCAAAACTAACACTGTTTTAGAGAACAGGAAACCAATAATCGTTGATTCAACTGCGCAAGGAACAGTAAATTTGGATACCAATAGCTTTTTGAAAGTTGGCATTACATATGCCTTTATCGTTACAGTTTCCTCCAATATCAGCAGTGAAAGCTATAAACAGGAAATCAATTGTGCATTAAACAATGTAAATATGGGAAATAACGGAAACTATTACAGACTTACCTCTACATTTGCAGGTAAATGCACTAAAGGCGATAAGATTCAAATTACATCATATAAAAATGGTGGATCTTGGAACGGTTTTGCGACAAGAGCTATTTTTATACCAGTTAGCTAAAATAAGTAAATAAACTTATTTATTTACACTCGGCATTAGTCGGGTGTTTTTGTTATGCGCTTTTATATATGTAACTTTATCAATCCCTCTAAAAAGAAGAAAGGGGCAAACAGAAAAATGAAAATCACATTCAATGATGGTCAGGAACTGCAGATCCAGCAGGTCACTGAGCAGACGGATGGCGCACTTCTGATCAAGACCATTTCAGCACACGAGGATCAGCTGAAGATTTTATTCTCTGATCCGACCACAACTAAGAGAATGTCTGTGAGCGAGCGGGATGCAGATACCGTTGTGTATGAAAATTACACGAAGCTTGATGCAATCGTGAAGTACACAGCCGGCATCCTTGGTGTGCTGATGTACCGGGAAGGAGAAGATCCGGACAGCCGGATAGCAGCTATGGAGACACGACTTAAAAAAGCGGAGGAGAAAAATGAAATGCTCGAAGGATGCATTTTGGAAATGTCTGAAATGGTATATCAGTAAAACGATAATTGTATTAACCATTTTATTTTTATTCATATTATTACAAATTTCAGGAGGAAAAGAAATGATGGCAATGTTATGGGCACAGCAGAT